TTACTAACACCAGTAAAGGTAATATCAGAGCAAGTACCTGTGCCTGTGTAAACTTGAGCATTGTTAGTACCGTTACAAAGGTAAAGATTGTTGCCAAATGTTATGTACTGCCAATCACCTGTTGTTGGCGTAGTGCTACCAGTTATATCGCTAGAAACACCAGCAGTAGTAATCTTGTAAATCTTGCTATTGCTGCAAGCTATAAGTTGGGTACTGCCGTCTTTAAGGTTAATTGGCGCTAGTAACTTAATTGGAGTGCTAGTACCAACATCAGCAAACTTTTCATAGCCAAGGCGAACTGTAGGCGCACCAGCTCCAGGGAACACGTTTACAAGTTCCAGCGCAAAGGCTGAATCCATGTTGTCTATCGGACTTACTAGGTCCAACCCTCCGTATGGAGGTGACATTGTGAATCCCTGAAATGGCATTAATACTTCCTAAGCATTTGTTGTCTTGTTGGCATCTGCTGCTGTTGCGGCTGTTGTGGCATGCTAGCTGGATAATTAACCATTTGATTCCAATCTATTGGTGGCATATTACCTTGCTGCCCAAGTCCATTTTGTAATCCTGGAATTGGCTGATACATTTGCTGCATCGCCTGCTCACGAGTGCCGTATACGCCTGGGCTCAAGCGATACTGACCACCCATGTTTGCTGATGGTTGTGGCATTTGTGCTCGGATTTGCTGGAAGAAAGGCGATTGCAACACACGTTGTGACTCCTCTGGAGAGTATCGTTGCATCTGGTCTTCTAGCGGCTGACCAGCAATCATCTGTCCCACCTGCTCTGGTGATGCTTGAGTTGGTAATGGCCCTAATTGTCTCATCCCACTAGCAGCACCAGCTACAGCTTGCGGCATTTGCTGCTGTGGTTGCCTACGAATAGCTTGACCACGTTGCCCAACAAGACCACCCTTATTGCCACGGTAAACGCCAGGAGAAAGACGTTCCATAGCTTTCTCTCGTGGTGCTTTTGCTAATGCGCCTTTGAGTTTTTCGCCTTTCATTTCTTTTTCTCCTTAGATTTACTGTAAGCTTTTTGCAATGCTCCTCGCATTGTTGGTGCTGCCACTAATTTTCCTGCATCGTTTCTATAAAGTCCTGCGGATTGTCTAGCTACTTCGCCTTTCTTTGGTCTAGGAATAATCGCCTCTGGAGCTGGAGCAGCGCCTACTAACTGTTGCGCTCCACTCATGTAGTAGTTGTATTTATTTTGGTCGATACGATTTTCCGATAACGCACTATCTAATTTGGATTTAATCAAATCCATCGTAATGCCTTGCTGCTTTGCAAAGTGCTGCATATTTGATAACGAAGTATTGGGGTCATCTTTAGCGTTACTTACAGCAGCTTTAGCGTACATGATTGCCATGTCTGACGCTTTCTGCCCAACGTATCCATATGAACTTGCCAAAGCATCTGCGGCAGGAACAGCAGCATTCCAAGCGTTTGGATTACCTTCTGCAACTTTATCTACGTTTTTCCATTTAAGATGGCTGCCATCTTGCCCAAAGTTGTATTTGGAGCCATCAGCTAAAGTGCCATAATACTTATCATCTAGTATGCCTTGTTCTTTTAGAACACCACGAACAGCATCACGAGCCATTTGTGGTTTCTTTTTAGAACTTCCAGTATAGGCTCCAATTCCACCTGCTAATGCACCAACACCCGCTCCAATAGCAGCACCAATAGCTGTTCCAAGACCAGGTACAACGCTTCCAATACCAGCTCCTATTGCTGCTCCTGATGCTGCACCTCCAACTACCCCTGTTTGTGTGCGCTGTTGTCCTGCTGCCATATCGCCCATAGCTTGAGCGGTCTTATAGCCAGAGTATCCACCTGCTAGTATGTTTAAGCCTGGGATTACATAAGCTCCGGTAGCTCCAGCTCCAGCTCCAGTTGCTACCGCTCCACTTGCAGCTGCAAGATTGCCAGCGGCAGCAGCTCCACCGATAGCAGCTCCAGCTGTATCACCTGATTTATATGATTTATAAGCACCATACATTTGCGCTAAAGCAAGTCCACCTTGCGCTACTTGGCTCCAATTAACGTTGGACCAAAATCCAGGATCATTAAGCGATTCAGTTGGAACCTGCTGTGGTCCAGAAGGTGTTTGAACTACAGACGTAGCTCCTTTTGTGCTTACAACAGGAGGTGGAGTTGGCGAGCTTGCGCCAATTTCTACTGCTGGACCTGCTCCACTGACTGTTGTTGTGCCTGGTGTTGGCACAGGTCGAGTCATTGTAATAGCTCCGCTTTCTGCGTAATTAGGTGTTGCAAAAGCACCTTTTACATTCGGAAATCCACGTAGGGCTTCTTGCGTTAATAATACACCACCAACCATGCCTCCAGTCTGAGCCAATCCCGATCTTTGAGCTGCTGCTGCTTGCTCTTTTCGTATCTGCTCTGGAGTCTTAGGCGCACCAAATATGGAAGTGGTTTGGTCGTAAGCTACCTGATGTGGAAAGCCATTACTGGTTAGCCAAGCATAGTAAGCATCTGGTCTGCTCCTAGCAAACTCTGGTGCTTCAGGATGGAATCCTTGTTGATTTATTGCCATAGTTAGATCCAAGTACCAAATACTGCTACACCGTTTCTAGCGTACTGAAGCGGCTTAGTAGCGCCTCCAGCCCATATTATTTTACCTGCGGCAGCACGACTAAACTCTTCATGTAATTGCTGCTCAAACCGTGGACGTATGCTGTCCAAACCATGAATCTCTGCAAAACGCTCTAGAATGCCCTGCTCTAACAACTTTTCTTGGAATATACTTCTATCAGTGTTAGCTAAAAACTCACTATAAGCACCGTTGTAGTAGGTCCAAGTAACGCTACCATCAGACACACTTCCGCTAGTATGTGTAGGAGGTGTAGCACCAGTAGTCCCACCTGCTGAAGTTTGATAGTAGTTGCCGTTATAAAAACAGTAAGCATTCGCAGCAAATGCTGTGGATGTTACCCAAGTTGTCGGCACCACGCTTCTGTCTGCAATGTACTCAAATATAACTATGTTGCCATTGTTTTGAGCGCCTGGCGTTGGACTAATTAACAACTCATTATTGCTCATCCCTCGAATCTGAAAACGCTGATAAATAGTAGGGTAAAGTCCAAAGCCTTCAATCTCAGCAAACTCTTGATCGCTCATTGGGCCAAGGATTCTCCAACGAGTGCTTTGATTCCAGAAGGTTTCGTACTGGTAATGGGAAAAAGCCGCTGGCAGGGCATACGTGGCTTGCCCAGATACCAGCGTTATGGAACCAGAAGCGTAACACTTCTGCCACGGATACGCCTCAAATATGTCACGGTTAATACGTTGCGCTATAGCCAGAAGCTGCTTAGTAGTCGTTTCAGTCGACGTAAATATATTCGACTCAACAGTGTAACCAGCCTCATTTGCAACATTTTGTATAACCGTAGCTATGCTCATACTTTCCTGGGTCTGCCCCTACGCTTCACTGGTTCATCGGTTTCATCAACGTCATCGAGTTCGTCCACAACTTCAGTAGATTGGATCACCTCCCTTCGATGTGAGCGTAAATCTGTACCTTCATTGGCTTCGACACGCTGCATGAAAAGCTCCAACTTTTCCTCAAGTTTGGCTGTGCGAGCTTGCTCACGCTCAAGCAACTGCTTGAGTTTGACGACCTCATTCTGGTCTGACTTAGCTGCGTCTAGCCAATCTTTCTCTAGCTTTGCAAACTTGCCTAAAGTGCCCAGTTTGCGCTTTGCTTCATCTGAAGCATTAGCTAGTTGCTCTACTGTTTTAAATCCAAGGTACTGCAATTCTCGCATGGCAGAACCACTCATAAGAGCCCATTCTGCTATTGGAGTTCCCTCTGTTACTGGCTCTGAACCAGCTTTAAACGCAGCATACTTATCTGGATAATCTCGAATATCCTGCGGCTCAATACGTCTAACCGTTTCATCCATGCCTGGGAATTGAATACTGATAGATGGAATCTCATCAAATATTGGACGCCCTTCCTTTAGGGTTTTTTCTTCATTCTCGTTGTAGGCATTAAAGAAACGGACATTAGCGCCAGAGTATCGCTTCTTGGGCGTTTGCTGCCCATTCATGATGCCCTGCCAATCTATGTGTGCCATACCGTAATCTCCGTAAATAGGCGTTATTGCCTACCTACTTATAGCACTAGCCTTCTATAACGACCAAGGTATTGATAGGGCTGCCAGAGGTCTGGTACGCCGTTATCGCTCCCGCTGGTATAAATCCTTCTGTAAATCGGAGAACATTGCTACCCGCTGTGCTAGGAAGCACATAGCATTTGTTTGTGCTCGTAGCTGCTATGCCTGTAAGAGCTTGCCCTTCTAGGCCAATAGCTATGTTGGCAGCAGAGGTGTTCTGGATAATAAGACATTTACGAAAAGGGTTTGCTGTAGCTACGGTGACGCTGGTAGCTGTAGCCATAGTAGGGGTGGAAGTTGTTGTATTACCTGCGTATGCGGTCATAAATTACCTAATAAATTGGGGGGATTGCTCCCCCCTTAAAGCTATATAGCTTTTGTAAACTTCAAGTAGAAGAAAGACGTTCCGTTACTAACTACAACAAAGCAATTAGTATCGGCATCGTTATCTTTTACAATACCTACAAAACCAGACCCTACCGTAGCTGGCGCACCGAAAGAGGTGGTCAACTCAGCAGCCGTTGGCGTTGTATCGTTTACGTTGTTAATAGCTTGCTTAGTACGAACACCAGCAGCAGTCGCATCTACAACGGAAGGTTGAACTCCGTCGCAAATCTGAACTGCGTGCTCAGGTGGCATACCAAGACCAATAAGATTGGTTACTGATGGCATAAACCCTCACAAAATTGGGGGGTATTGCTACCCCCCGTTTTATTAGTTCACCTTAAGGTGAGCTACTGAGAACAGCTCTACAGCAGCCGCTCCAGTGTTAGTGGTGAGTCCTACAACGTAAGAAATCTTAGTTGTAGAAGCATCGTCAGCAACACCAGCCGTAGCCGTAGTAAAAAGATTAGCCTTAGCAGCATACGATGCTGCAAGTTTACCCTTGATACCCGTTCCACTTCCGCCGCCGTTAAGACCGCCTACCCATACCCAGAGGTACTCGTTATCGGCAGCAGCTACCTGAGCTACGCCAACCAAAAGTCCCTGAGAGCCAGCGTTTGTAGTCGTAAGCATAGCAGCCTGACCATCGTTTTCGATTTTTACGAAACCGTACTGGTCAATAGCTCCATCAGCTTGAACGAACACAAACTCACCTTCTACAAGCGAGCCTACAGTCATCAGCGATGCTGGTACTGGCGACTCTGTGCCTGT